GCCCAGCCCACCGCCAGCGCCGCCAGCACCCGATCCGCTGCCGCCCGCCGTCGCAGTCCCGGCGCTCGCCGTGCCGCCGCCCGGTGCCCCAGGCACGGTTCCGGCACCGCCGCCGCCATATCCGATACTACCACCACCACCACCGCCGCCGCCTGCAATCGTGCCGTTGTTGGTGATTGTGGTGGCTGATGAGATTTGCAGCGCATTGCCCCCTGCATACCCCGTTCCAGATGCCGTTCCGCCAGTCCCCCCGGCGCCAGAGATCGTGCCGTTGTTGGTGATCGAAACCACTGAGCCGGAGGGCAGGCTCGGCACGATAAAGGCCGGGGTGCTGGTGCTGGCCGAGCCAATCGTTACCCCGCTGGCGATCGTCACAACCGCCCGCACCGGGCTAGTGCCATTCCACCCAGCAGCCGTGAGTGCGGTGCCCAGGTTATAATTGTTCGTGCTGGCCGTGATGTTGATAATGCTGGTATTGCCCGCGCCGAGCATGAGCGATGCTCCGATAATCACTTTAATTTCCGATCCAGCTAGAGCATTGTATCGTATCGGTATCAGATACATAATAAATGATAGTCAAACGCCTGTTAGGCGCCCCCCAATTTGGGGCGCCGTTCTGGCCAAAATTCCAGATACTGCCAAATGCAACGGCATATTGCCCGGCCGTGTTTTGCCAGAGCCTTATATGGCCGCCTGTGCCCACCGTCATATTTGACGGATTTGCAATGGTTAAATTGCCTGAAAGGTTTGCGGCAACGTCATTCCCCTGAGTTAGGTCGATCACGGCCGTACCGCTGATATTCCCGAGCGCCTGCTGCGTTGCGCTTTGTGTTTTGGTAAAAACCTGCGGCATCGTGAGCGTGGCAAGCTGTTGCCAAGCTGTCCAGCCCGAGCCGTTGATGTTCTCGCGGTAGCTTGTCGGCCGCCCGGCCGTATCCGTAGCAAACTGCCAAAGCCAATTTCCCGCTCCAGGGGAGGCGCTGCCTGCGCTGCTGACCGTTTGCACCGCGCCATAGGTGGAGGCCAAAGGGGTATTTGCGGTGGTTGTATTGTACATGCTCCAGCCCAGCGGCGCTGCGCTTAAGTCGTTTTCTACCGGGGCCCCGAACGCTGCCACGCCGTTGAGCGCGGTCCGTACTTGCCCCAAGTTTATAGCCTGGTTATTCGCCGTGGCATTGGCCACCACGGCATAACCCGGCAGCAGCAAATTCCCAGATGCATCCAGCGTGGCGTATTTGTATGAGCCGCTGGCGCCCAGCCGGAACACGATGTCATTCGGCCCGAGACCGCCCGTTGCTGAATCCGTGTAAATCACGGCTTGCGAGCCGGTGTTGTTCAAGGTCAGGCTGGAGACACTGAACGCCTGCCCCGCGCTCCCTCCGGCCGGGGCATAGCTGCCTGCCGCCTGGTAAAGCGTGTCAGCCTGGCTGCGCGGCACAGCCTGCATGGTGCCCGACGCGGAAACTGAACCGAGCAGCACCGTGCCAATGTTCAACTGGTTGTAGAGCTGCCCCCACGTTCCGCCACTGCTGCTGTAGGTGTCCCACCGATAAGCCGCGGCGTTCCACCGGATCGCGCCGTTTGGGATGTTCGTGCTGCTCGAGCCTACAAATTGCGTTGCCGTGTCAACGTCTCGCGCATTCAGATATGCAAGCACATTCGCGTAAGTGTCCGTGAGCCCCGGCTTAGTCCAGTCAACCATTTATCAAACCCCTCTCGCGTTCCATGAGGCTGTACCGCTCACGCGGTTGCCGTTCGCATCAAAAAGCAAAACCTGAAAACTTGTCGGATAAGCCGGATAGGTGAAATTATTCACCGCAAAGGTGGCGGCCGTTCCGTTCGCCGTAACCGTGAGGCTTGTAATGTCCAAGAAAGACACATTGAAATTCACGGTGGTGCCGCTAGTATCGCTGGCATTGCACGTCACAATTCCGCTATCCGTTTTCTGCTTCACTTGATATTTGATGTTCAATCCTGTGAGCTGGAGAACATCGAGCCCGGCCGTGCCGGTGATGTTTAGCGTTACTTTTAGGTAACGGAAATTCGTCACAAACACATTCGTTGTGTTCGTGTATGTGGTCCATGTCGAATTGTCCGCACTCACCGCGATCGTGCATTGTAGCACCGGCGCACCAGATATGACCGTGATAGAGGGAGAAATTACGATGTTTGAAGCGGGCAGAATCGCGCCATAATCAACCGCTTCCAGATAGCTTGCCGTGAGCGGAGCAGGCTCGATAAAGAGCGGATAACCGGCCGTCACCTGGTCCTGCGGCGAAGTCCAAGAATGCCCGGTAAAATGGGCCTGATAGGCGGTTGTGGTGTCCACCGGAGCAATTAGCGTTATGCCGTCCGTATCGGTGGCAATGTTCGTTTTAGTGCCACCAAAAACGCTGTCTAGATTGTAATGCAGCACATAGTCGGGCGGCGGGTTTACGAAAATTGAAACGCCAACCGGGGCACCTTGGTTGCCTGCCGAATCAACGCCGCACACCCAATAGGTGAAGTTTCCAGCGGCCGTCTCAAAAATCACATCGAAAGTGCCGGTTGCGTTGCCGATTAGCGTGGAGCCCGCCCACGTCGCGCCCTTGGCAACTATGTAATGATCCACCGGCAGCGTGGCGCTGCTCGGCGTCCACTTCAAGAGCACGTTATTATCAATCACCTGTTGCGTGATCGCCGGTGCCGTGGGGGGGCTGATGGTGAGCGATGCGTTGCCGGAGGCCCCCACATTTCCGCCTATATCCACCGCTGCCACATAGAAGGTTCGCGCACCTGCCCAGGACACCTTAAACGAGAGCGTGGTGCCCTTTACCGTTCCGACAAGCCCCACGGGGTTGCCGAAATTTGCATCGGTGCGGATTTCGTAGTGGTCCGTATTGAGTGAGCCAGAAACGGCCACCCAGGAGATCACCGCATTAACACCAGAGATTACGGCGGAAACCGCTGGGGCCGGTGCGCCAATTACAACCGGCGAAATGCTTTGCGGGTTTGCACTGTAGACCCCTTGCGTGTCGAGCACGGCAACCAAGAACGTTGAGCCTGCCAAGTTTGCAGTGCCCACAGTGAACATGGTGCTCTTGCTCTGGCCGGAAAGCGTGGCGCTGCTCCATGTCGCTCCCTGCCTGATCTCATACACCGATAGATCAATGTCCGTGGCGGCCTCCCATGAGAGGATAAGGCCGTTTGACGGATCAAACCCATAGTTGAGCCCTACAATATCGCTCGGCGGCAATGTCTTGCCGTAAAGCGTGGTGTTGATCTCGGCATAGGTGGCGCTCTTGTTCTGCGCTGGGCCTATAGACCAAACCCGGAAATCATAAGTGCCCGGATCTGTTTTTCTGAGGTCGAATTCGCTAGTCGGAACCGTGGCATATTGCCACGGGCCGCCATCCTTGGACCATGCCACAAAATAGGCGTTTGCATTCGGCACGCCCTGCCAGGAAAGCGCAGCCATGGAGAAGATCGTGCTCTGGTAGCTGTAAAGGCTTTCCGTGCATGCCAAGCTTCTCGGCGCTGCAACCGGCAAGGTGAGGTCTGTAATGCTCTGCTCTGAAAGGACTGTTCCGTTATCAATATATCCGTATTTGCTCGGGTTGTAGGCCGTTGCCGTAACATCATATTCAGCGCGGTCTGATTGCGTCACCTGCAGCACACGAAATGTCTGCGCCTTGATCGTTGCAAGCTCGATCATCCACATGGCTTGCGGTTGCGGTGTAACCGCAAGCGGCGGGCTGAGGAAAACCGTTTGAGCTGCAACAGCACCCATGGGCGCTACATCGGCCGCGCGGCTTGCCACCGAGCCAACAGTTGGAATGAAAGATGATGATGAGGTGGCGGCCTCGGTCTGGCCACCCCAAACATAAATATTTGTGGCCGTAACTTCGTTGATCTGCCACTGAATTTTCGTATATCCAGCCGGAATAGCTGAAGCCGAAATCGAAAAGCGTTTCCATGAGGTTGTCAGATTAATCAGAAAATTACTCTGGATTACCTGAGTGCCGCTTGAGTTATGCGTCGAGAAGTAAAGATGCTGCTGACATGCTACATCTGCACGAAGCCATAGCGATATGGTGCCAGGACCAGGGAGAGGAAAAGACGCATCTGCAATATGGCCGATCGCACCGCTTGATCCTGAGAACATGATGCGCGTTGCGGTCATTGTGCCGTCTGGTGCAGTCACCGCGTTGCTGGCAATCACTGGAGAGCCATAAGCAACCGAAACCGAATTCGGCGCGGTGTTGTAATTAGTCGCCGCCGCTTCAATCAAGACGGCCTCTGTACCGGTGGAATAGTCTAGCCGGGGAACATTTGCGGCTGCCGTGCGCAGCACACCTGCGGCATCAATATATGTGCCGATGCTCGGCCGCGAAAATGAGCCTATTGATACTCCCAAGATCGTCCCGGTGATGGTGCTTTGCTGCACGGTGCCATCTATCGCCATGACCGTGACAGAGCCACCGATAGCATTCACCGCATTGCCAGAGCTGTCCACAAGGTAACTATCAAGTGTGAGGCTGCTTGCTGTGGCTGCATTTATGCGGCCACCCAGGCGCAGCCCACCGCGCACCGGATCGGCAATCTTGATTACCTGCCCAGGCCGAACCGGAGAGCCCTCGAGGCCCGTTTTGAAGGCTACGGCCTCGGTCTCGTATTGCTCGGTGTACAAGATCCACTTGCCCACCCGGTGCGCTTGCCCGCGCGAGGTGCAGCCGAATGCCGTAACCTGTGTTGTGATTTCGCCAAAAATCGCAACTTGCGGATCGTTCGACACGTATTCGACATACGGCTTCGCCTGGTCCGCCATGTTGTACCACGTCACCAGCGCAACCGTGTGGCGGGTCTTGAGGCTCGCGCCGGAATAGGTGAAGTCGCCGTCAATTACGTTTGCAGGGGTGAACAGCGCAACCGGATCTTGTGGCGCGTCCTGGGCAGCCGTTACCGTGCCGCTACTCCAGTAAGGCATGCCACGGAACACGGATGCCAGATCCTGCACTACCTTGAAAGCTTCGGCATAATTTTGAATGTAGCAGTTGAGCGTGAACCGCGGTTCATATCCACCGTTGCCATCCGGCACCAGGCCATCGCAATACTGACCTATCTGGTACAGCGTCCATTTATCCACCTGGCTGGCGGATATGTAATTGCCAAGGCCGTAGCGCGTGGCCGTCAAGAGGTCGTAAAAGCACCATGCTGGGTTGTTGCTATAGGCGGTTTTGAATGTGCCATCCCATGCCCCTGAATAGGTACGTGCAACCGGATCATAATTGTTTGGCACACGGATTAGCATTCCGCGAAGATGAAAAGAAACCTGCGGTACGCTCTGAAATTGGCTGCTATCAACGGTAAGGAATGCAACCGCCGTGTTCGGATAGGTTAGCTTTGCATTGATAATTTCGGTGTAGCTTGTCCAGTTGAAAGCGTTGACGACATTCGATAGAATGCTGTCTGGCGTTGCGCGCCGCACGCGAATATCCCACGGACCCGTACCAGATAGGTTAATGGAATAGCTTCTCTGGTAATCGCTCGAATTTTTTCCCGAGACGGTATCGTAAATATGCTGCACATACCCGCCGCCGTTGGTCTGGATATCTACCGCTACATCAAACGATGAGCCGGTAATATCGCCATTCTTTAAATTCTGGCTCTGCATCTGCGGAACGTCGATTGTTACTCGTACCGCATTTGCATTCGGGTCGCTGATGGTGCGAACTTGCGGCGTGCCGTAATGCACAAGCAAACCAACCGTTACCGTGTTCTCAACATCGGAGAAGCCCGGCACCCAGCTTTGGTCTTGCGTTCCGGGCTGGAAACTAAAACTGAAGCCCGAAAAGTTAAAAGTGCCATCTCCATTTTGCACGGCGGTGCCGTCGAGGAATACGCCCTGCATGCCGCCCACAAGGCCCTGCACCTCGCCCTCGCACACCGCAATGCCAACCTGAGCGTAAGCCCGGCTGGCAAGGCTGTCAGCCGCCACGGTGGCGCCACCGCTGCCGCCTTTGCCGCCGCCTGCGCCACGAATATATTTGTATGCCCTGCGCGATGCGCGGAAATCATCATGGGTTTTAAGATCAGCCACCGACAAACGAACTCCACACGGTTGCGCCTGGTCCATACACAGCCGGGGGCCCGGCGCTCTCTACTGTGTTCACAATCACCTCATATGGCCCCGTGCTGGGCACCACGTAATAAACCGATGTTCCCGTGGTCCGCGTGAGCGTGACCGGCGCGAGGCCGCCACCTTGGATCGTCACATCATAACCGATCGCCAGCCCGGCGGGTTGCCACGAGGCGTAAAGCTGATAGCTCACGCTACCATCTGCGGCCGTGGTGGCCTGCACCAGCGCCGAGAGGCTTGGCACGCCCGTTTCAACGGTAGGCACCTGATCCACTGTCATGCCCGCCGAGATCACCGCGCCGCCCACAATCAACTCACCGTAGCAAATCGGCACCGGCATGCCTGCGGAAAGAGTATTCACCGCGCCCGAAAAGCCATAGCTGGCCTGGTTGCTATTTGGCGTTTTGGAGTGCGGCGCGAGAAGCTGGGAAATTCCACCCATGATGAGAGCGACGCCCATCGGAATGGCGATAGGGGCAATGATCTGCCCCACCACGGGGATGAATGACGCGGCGATAAGCAGCACGCCCTCGATGATCGGAATAACGCCGCTCTTGCGCCCGCGCACCACCGGCGCGATCTGAATTTCTGCCCGGCCGCTGGGGTCGTTAATGCGCTCGAGGTCAGAAAGATGCACAGCACCGATCTTCACCCGCCAGCCGATGCCTGCCGCATCGCAATCCCGCATCACGCCTTCAAAGGCCGGGAAATTGGCGCATAATGCGCGCACCGCCTCGCCGGGCGAGTTGACCGCCAGGCGGTGCACACGGCCGAACTTCGTGCCCAGCACACCGCCAAGGCGAACGATTTTAAGAGAGGGCGCGGTGTCGCAATACATGGCTCACCTTTTTGCGGTACTGGCCGCCAAAAATGTCTCTGGTTGATAGGCGGCCGCCCTGGTGGTGCAGGATTGTGCCGTCCCCCAGGTAAATTGCACCGTGGTTCGGCACTGGCGAACCCGCCGTGTGCATCAAAAGCACATCGCCCTCACGCAGCTCGCTAGGGTGAATGTCATCACTCACCAGCACGCGGGAGAATCCGGCCGGCTCATAATTTTCGAGGTAGAGGTTTCCGCCAGCCAGCCACCAATTATCCGCCCGGTGCGGGTTCGGGAGCTTCACGCCCTTCACTTGGAACCAATCGTGAATCAGGGTCATGCAATCCTGCACGCCATGATGGAACTCTCGGCCGATCAACGGTGCGCGCCACCCGCTCGGGGCAATATGCGCCCACTGGAAGGCGGGCACGCTCACGATGTGCCACGGCAGGCCGGACATCTCACAAGCCGCCCTGTCAGCCTCGCTGGGCTCTGGTGCGGCGTTGGGGTGGCTGTGCACGATCGCTACCACCTCGCCGCCAGCCTCGGCGGCCGCATAGTCGTCCGGGTGCATGCAAAATTCGCTATCGGATTGAGCGATGTTCCTGCACGGCTGGTAAATCTCTTTCCCAAGCCGAACAATGACAAGCCCGCATGCCTCACGCGGGTGCTCAGCCTGGGCGTGCCGTGCCGCCGCCGCCATCGTCTCGGGCCTCATGTGCGGATCATCCCGGCCGCCGGGAAGCTGCCAAAAGTCAGCGGGCTATATTGGCCAAACCTGACCTTGCAAGATGACAGGTGCTTGCCGCACACATCCGCACCGGCGCCAGAAACCGGGTTGTCGTTCGCGTCAAAGTAGGCTGTGCCGGTATAGTTGCACTCGGCCGAGCGGTAACGCCACACGCAAACATTTTGCACGATCGGGCGGCGTGGAAGCTGCAGCCCTTGAAAATCAAATGCCGCGGCAAGCTCGAACTCCACGAGGTTGCGGTTTTCAACCGTGCGCTGGTCGATGAAAAAAATATCATCCCCGAAGGTGGCCGTTGGGTCAGCTTGAGCATTTACGCCACTTGGGAAATTCACCGCGTCGAGATATTGCGCCAGGGTGCGGCGGCGGATCACCTTGCAACCGCTCAAATCCCCATACTGCAGGATGATGGCCGTGACTGCACCGAGAACATTGGAAAACTGCACCTTGGGGCGTGGAAGCTGGCCGCGCCCATTGTACTCAAACCCAGAGGCTTGAACCGGGAAGGCATAATAGGTCACGCCACCAAAGATCACCGGCCCGTTTAGGCCGTTCGTACCCCCATGGTAATAGATCACCGGGCCGCCCACCAGGGTGAGATCCACCACGAAAAGCTCAATGATGGCGCTCGGTGCCAGTAGCTGGATTTGCGAGGTAATGGATTGTGGCATGCTCATGGTTCAAAAACCTGCTCAAATTTGGCCGTTAGGTCCCAAAAATAGGCCGGGCTTGCAGCCGAGCCGTTGCCGCTGGATGGAGCCTTGTCCCATTCGCGGCACACAAATTTGAGCGGTACGCCGCCGGGGGGCGTCCAGAAAAATGAGGTTAAGCTTCCTTGGGCCTGCAAAAAGCCATCAATCGCCGACGCCTCGGCATCCTCGCGCGAAGTGAAGGTAAGGGCCCAGATCTGCGGGTTCGCATTGATGCCAAACTGCACACGCTGCTCGTATCCGTCGCCAAACGAGGCGACCCGCACGTTCGGCTTGAACGAAACCTTCGACTTGAAATCGGGCAACCATGTGAATGTAGAGGCCATGGCGCAACCCTGCCGGGGCGGCGCGTGTGCGGCGCAAGCCTTTCTTGGCTATCCAGGCGAGGTGGTGGAGAGCAACCCGCCATCGCGTTTCTGGCGGATCATCTCTTGCTGAATAGCATAAATTATCGTGCGCTGCATGGAATTGGCATTTTTCATGCTATCGCCCGAGACGCCTCCATCGCTGCCCACGTTCACATGCGTGACGAATGTGTGGCCGCCACCGCCACCCGCACCGCCCTTCACGCTCACGGGGATGCTGCGCCCATCCGGTAGCGGCACATATGCCTCCGGGCCCCGCCCCTCGCCGAATAGCGCCACCTGGGGAGAATTGGCCACGCCGCCATTGGCGTATTTGTTGAGCGGCACCGCACCGCCCGAGGTCATGATGCCTCCATTGGCGAAAGCATATTTTCCGATAGTGCTAATGATGCCACCGAGGGCACCACCGCCAGCGCCACCACCGCCGATGCCGCCGAGGGATTTCATAAGCGGCCCCATAATCTTGGTTTCAAGCTCGATTTTCACCATGTCTTGAAGCACGGAAACAGAAAACTGCCGAAAACTGAATTTGCCACCCGTGAGCGCCTGGGTGAGCTGATCGGTTAGGCCGCCAAAAGTCTTGCTGAAAAACCCGGTCATTTCCTCGCTAGATGACTTCGCACTATCCACGTACATCTGAAACGGGTTTCTCTTATCAACCGAGTTGAACGTGTCCTTGATCTGTGTGGCCTGGTCCCCAAATGCCGCGTTGATGGCTTCTGACTCTTGCGGGTACTGCTTCAGCAGAGCTTGGCGCTTCGCCTCAAGATCTGCCAAAACACTGGCCTCCTTTGTCTCCCACGCCTGCAATTTGCTGTAACTCTCCCCGGCTTTGTTCATCGCCTGGGCCTGCAGCTCATAGCCCCGGATCTGGTTTTGAAAGGCCGTGTCCTCATTCGTGCTGTCGCGCGTGAAGTGCAGGCTATCGTCACTCTTGGCGCGGTCGCGCAGCTCTTGAAGCTGTGCCCCCGTGAAGCCGCCAAGTTTGCCTTGCGCGATGGATAGCTCAAGCACTGCCTGCTCGCTCTGGTGGGTGGCCGAGGCATACTGCTGCATGAGCGCAAGCTGTGTCGTCATGCGCGCCGGATCATCGCCGGGGATCACATAGCCGTTAATATCCGGCTTGTTCAGCGGCTGCGGGCCGCCTTTAGGTTTATATTTCTTGTGGATTGCATCCTCAAGCTTTTGCTCGAGGGCCTGGTCAGCCGCGGCATCCTGGGGGTTCGCGGTAATGGCCTGGGCGATTGCCTCCTTGAGCGCCGCAATCTTCGTCTTTTCCTCATCGGCTGGTAAAAGCTCTGCCGTCATGCTCTTGAGCGTTTCGTGCGCGCTGATACCCGCCTGCTGGTTCTGGTCATACGTGGCCGTGTTCGCCGCGGCATTCTGCATCTGGTCGCGCTGCTGCTCAAGCTGGCGCATCTTTGTTTCAAGATCGCCCTTGCTCTGGAAGCGGTCAGGATGAGCAAGCTGATTTTTGATGCCCGCGATCTGCTCATCAATCGTCTCGGCCCGGCCCATATTCTCCATGGCGTTGAAGGCGCCGCCAATGGCATCGCGCACGCCATTCCAAGCCCGCTCTAGGATGCCGAGGTTATGCGATCCGTTGGTAGCCAGCGAGGTGTAGAGGTCATCCGCCGCCGCCTGTTCCGCCTTCTCGGTCTGCCCCTGCTGCTGGAGCTGCTCGATATATTCAAACTGCGCGAGCGTGAGAAAATGATAGCTATCGTTCATTTTCTGCGCCCACTCGGCCGCATTGCCCTTCATATCGGTGAACTGCTTCACCACCTCGGCCGCGCTCTGGCCGGTGAAGGTGCTCATTTCCGTGGCGGCGCGAGCTACTGACATGAGCGTATCGCCGGAGAACTGCCCGGTGCCGATCAGCTCCATGAGGGCATTGCGCCCCTTCTTCGCCCCGCCCGGAACCTCTTCGCCGATGGCATCGGCCATCTGGCGGAACTGCCCCTCGGTGATGCCCGCCATGCGCCCGGTGAGGCTCATTTCATTGGCAAAGCGGGTGCTCTCCATCTCGCCCATAATGAGCGCGGCGGTGAAAGCCGCCACACCAGCAGCAGCAGCAGCCGCCGCGCCGCCGATGGCGGTAAAGAGCATCGGCGCAATCTCCATGCGCTCGGCCAGCACCATGAGCGAGCCGCCGAACCGGCTCCAATTCCCCATGATGAGGCTTTCGTGCATGAGCACCAGGATCTCGCGGAAGGCGCCACCCTTGGTAATCATCTGGGTGAAGCTGTGCTCACCGTCGATGCCCATCTGCTTGAGAGCGGCAATCATCGGCGAGGCCGCATCACCGAGTCCGAGCATGGCGGCTTTCTGCTCGAGGATGGCGGATTTTGTCTGGCCGAATTGCGTTGTCGTCTGCGCCAGGGACCGCATATAGGCGGCCTGCTGCTTTTCGAGGTCTGCCGCCTCTTGCTTGAGGTTGAGCATGGCGCCGGTGAGGGCATCCACATCGCGAGTGCCTGTTACCTGGGCGACAAGATCAACGGCCGCGCGCTCCACATTTATGGTCATTTTTTTTGCTCACCCATGACGGCCAGAGCCGCCAATTCCATCGCCTGCAGGGCATCGAATAGCGCGGCGTGCTCGGC